CATTCTGAGTAACCAACGTGAGCAAAGTGGCAAGACAGATTTATTGGCTGCTGGGGCATTGGCTATTCCTTATGCAGGTTTAAATGCTTTAGGTGTTGATACTGCTTTGATGCGCGGTAGTGCATTTAAAAACACAGTCAATCTATTAGATCGCCCTGGTGGTATCTTAGGTGCTGCCACTCGTACTGTTGCCACAGGCACTGGTGTTGCACTTAAAGAAGGTATTTCAGAAACTGGTCAAGAAATATTGAACCAAGCAGGCCGCATGGCTGTAGACCCCAATGCTACGTTAACTGATCCTGAGGCACTTGAGCGATATAAAGAATCGTTTATTGGTGGCGCAACCCTTGGTGGATTGATGGGCGGTGGCCTTGGTGGCTGGAGAAGAAGTACTCCTACTGATGAAATCCAGCAAGCCTATTCGCAACCAAACGTTAGTGGCACGCCTACATCAAATGTAGTTCCGCCTCCTGCAGCACCAGTTACACCCCCCGCTGTTGTGGGCGGCACGACAGATATTGCGCAAGCGCAACAGCAAGCTCAGATTGAAAACCAACAAGTTGAAATTGCCCAGCAAAACTTAGCCAAGCGTGAAGAAGTCTTTGGCAAGGTGGCTACGCAGTATGACCCTGCAAACCCAACGTCTCTGAACATCTTCGGTCAGAACATTGAAGGCCCACGCGTTGCATCGTTTGGTGACCGCTTTGCTACTGTATTTAATACGCTGCCCCCTCATGTGCAGCAAATTGCGCAAGCGATTACGCAAGCCAATAAAGCATTTGCTACGCCTGAAAAACCAAGCCCATTGGTTAGTTTCAACTTCAATGCTAACAACCCAGTGCCTTCCGCTGATAAAGCGATTGAAGCACTTGGTAAAGTGATGACTAAGTTCCAGATTGACCATGTTCAGTCACTGGATGAAGCAGTACAGATTCTCAACAAACTCTCGACGACTACCAAAGGTAATCAACTAGAGCAACTCAACGCCATCTACGAAGCCTTGACTGGCAAGGATACTGATGGTTTCACAGCAGCGGAAGCTACTAAAGCGGAAAAAGGAGCTAAAGATGGAAAATTGCAACTGCAAACAACTACCGGGCTGGGAGCAGTTCCAGTCGAAGGCGGAACAACAGAAACAGGCGGAGCAGGAGTTGGGGGTGTGGGACCCAGCAACGTGGAACCCATCGGAGCAGGAAGTGTCCCTGAAGGATCGCTTGGCCTCCAAGTTGGACAGCCGTCAGGAGAAGGAATACGGACTGGCACCAGTGCAGAGCCCAGTGTTGGCAGTAGTGTCGCGCCGCAGGTAACTGCTAAACAGTCTCCTGAGACAAATCAGTTACTCCGTCAAATATTTGGAGACGCTTATGCCATCGATGAAAAAGTACCGCCCGTCTCAGTCGGCCCCGCAACAAGGGTCGCTGGTAAAGCTGGGCAAGTTCACGTACAACCAAGCCAAACCGGAAAATCCGGACTTTCTGAGCCAGTTTCAACAGGCGTGGAAGGAGAACGGGTTATCAAGCGTAAGCGCAGATGGAACGCGGCAGACAACGCCACAGTCCCCGGAACAACCCAATACTACAGCAGCGCAGTAGAACACATCCACCCAACCAAGCGGTCTGAGATTATCTTGGGCATCTTGGTTAAGGCACTTGAGCCACAGACTACTAGGGGTGATGAGTTCCCTGCGCTTGTTCGTGCGCAGATTCTTCAGATGACTTTGATGGAGCAGATGACCGCTCCACAAATTGCACAGCACTTTGCAGAGCAAGAGACGCCACTGAACATTACTGCCGGAGCAATCGACACACAACGTCGTCGTATGGGCATCGTAGATGGTGGTGCGACACGTGGACTGTATGTCAACACTGAGAGTGCCGTTGGTAAACAACTGTTGCAAGACATGGTTACCGCTGCAGCAGACTTTAAAACTGACGCTTTCCCTGATGGTATTGGCCCTGACCAATTAAAAGGCTTCTACGCTGCCAAGAATTCTTTTGCTACTGGTAACGAAGTTGTCGAGCTTGGTAATGAAGTTTTGGAAGAACCTGTTGGTCGCACCACAGACGTCAAGCTGCAGGAAGAGCTGTACAAATCCAAAGACGAAGACAAAGACACTCAGTCTATGGGACAGATTGCCACAGCTGGTGGGTCGCAGGGTAACGTTGACTCGCTCAAGCAAACCCGTAAGGACAAGAAGACTGGTAAGGTCTATAAAGACATTAGTGCACTTGCACAAATTGAAGAACTTACAAACGAAGCTGAGACCATTCGAGAGTCCTTAATGGACATGGCACCCAAAGACCCACGTCGTGAAGGTCTGATTGCCCGCTTGGAAGCCATCGGTGACGTGGACTCTGGTGAAATCGCTAAACTGTTTCAAGAGTACAACAAAGCTCAGCAGTTGCGTTCCAAAGAAGCAGAAGAAGCTGGCGTGGTCAAGAAGCAAGAAGCTGAGACTACCAAGGAAGAATTAACTGGTGAAGAGCTTGCCGCTTCAGAGCGGGAAGATGAGCGTCGCAAAGACGCGGAAGAAAAGGCCAAGGCCGATCAAGAAGGAGAAGGTAATGCCGTTCAAGTCGAAAGCGCAGATGAGGGAAATGTTCGCCAATCAGCCGGAGGTGGCAAAAAGGTGGGCAAAGGAAACGCCAAACCTAAAAAGCCTGCCGGAAAAACTGAAGTCAAAGTCGAGCCCAAGCAAGAAGCCAAGCCCGAAGAAGTAAAGACTCCTGCTGAGCAGTGGTCTGAAGTATCTAAACTAGCACCGGAGTTGCCACCATATGACCTTCTTGCAAAATCTGAAAAAACTCGGTGGGATGATCTCGTCCATCGTGGACAAGCTAACCTTGCGGCTGCTGTCAAAATTGTCGGTGAGAAGCCTCAACCTGCTGGCACAACATTGGCCAACGAAAAGCCTGAGGCAACAGGCACTAATGGAACTGCTGAAGCGGTAAACCCCAAGTTTGGTAAAGACGGTGTAGCCACTAATCCATACACTGCTGCTGAACTGGTCAAAGACATTAAAGACTTTATTCGTGCAGACATCCTTGGTCGCAAACTGGTTATTGTTGGCAGCTTAGAAGACTTAGCAAATTCAAATTCAGCAGACCTACAGAACCTTGCCAAAGCTATTGGCAATAAAGGTGCTTATGGTGTTACAGCAAACGGCACTGCGTATCTGATTGCCAACCGCATCAGTAAAGGCGAAGGTCGTGCTAAATTTATGCACGAAGTCGGAGCCCATTTGGGTTTAGAAAAATTACTGCCCAAAGTTGTTTACGATCAACTTACTGCGCAGTTAGCCCGTTGGGTTGCATCCAAAGACAATTCACTTGAGTCCCGTATAGCCAAGAAAGCTCAAGCACGAGTAGATGCTGCTCAAACTGAAACTCAAGATAAACCTGCAGAATTGTTGGCATATTTTGTTGAAGAATCCATGCTGGCTGGTATTGATCCAGCTGCATCAGGAAAGTTAACTGGCCCGTTAGCTACTTGGTTTCGCACTTTGTGGTCAGCCATTCAAGCCATTGCACGTAAGCTTGGTTTTAGAACCGATAAATTGACTGCACAAGACGTGGTTAACATGGCTTATGGTGCTGCAAAAATTGAAATGTCAGACGCACAGCGCAACATGTCTACTGCAAATCGCACACAGTTTGGCATTGCTGGGCAACGTTCATTCTATAATTTAGACCCTGCTGAAACTGATAAGCTTAAAGCTCAATTGGTTAAAGCCAAATTGATGTTTGCTGCAGGTGCCACAGAAGACAAAATGTGGGTTGAAACCGGCTGGTTTAAAGGCATAGATGGGAAATGGAAATATGAAATTCCCGACACCAATGCCAAATTTAAACCATTCAAAAACGACAGAGTCGAAATTGACCACGACTACGAGCTGCAGGATGTTCTTGAGCACCCAGCTTTATTTAAAGCGTACCCTCAGCTCAAAGACTATACTTTAGTTTTTGATGCAGATATGCCACCAAAAAATGCCAGTTTTGATCCGTTCAATGGGCGTATAACAATGTCTGGGCAGTATCCAGATGACATGCCTACATTACTACATGAAATCCAACACGCTATTCAACAGATTGAAGGTTTTGATCCCGGCGGGTCACCAAACCATATTGCTGATCCACTCTCTATAGTTTCTTTCGTTAAGTTTGAAGCTATTTTGCGACAGACGGGTCAGCAAAAAGCAGCGCTTGCTATTGAAAAAATACTCTCTCACATAGCGCGGTATGATGATCTGGTCAACGAAGCTCAATTGCAGTTAGTCTTAAACACTGATCCTGTAAAAACTGCAGGGCTGCAAATGAATTTAGACAGGGCGGTAGACACTTATGTTTTAAAGGCACAGCAAGCTCTAGAACTGTACAAAATTACAGAAGAGCAGATGCGAAGTTACTTGTATTATGGAATTGCAGGTGAACAAGAAGCCCGTATGGTGGAAGGTCGACTTACTGTACCAGTAGATAAACTGGCTACTACACTTCCCAAACTAGAATTAGACAGCAATGCTACATTGTTGGTAGATAAAACTGGTATGGCTATGAAGTTCGGTGTTAACGCACCATCTACAACAGACACTGTAATCAGCGCACTACCACGGGTATTACGAAAGCCAGTTCGTAATGTTGTGACCAACCTACTTAGCGCAGCTAAGAAGGGTTTATATTCTGCGGCAATGACTGAAGACATTGTCAGTATGGCTAAGAAGTTTATGCCATCGGCAACCAAGTATTTGGATGCACAGTACGCTCGGTATGCCACACGTGTTCAGTTTGAAAACCGCATCAACAAAATTCTGACTGCTTATGACAGACTGCCTGCCAATCTAAAAGGCGAAGGCTCTGGTAGCGTCAATGAATTTATTTTTGATTCCACTCGTGAGAAGAAGTGGGGCTACTACCCCGGTGAACATCAAGTGGGTACTAAGTTGTTTGAGGTCGACCCAGACTTTGAAGAACGGTTTAATAAAATTCAAGCGCAAAGTCCTGCGGCTGCTCAGCTCATTAAAGATGTATTTGAGCATGGATACCAAGCATTGCAAATGAAGAAGCAAGCGGCTAGAGATGCTGTCGACCGTGAATATGAGTCACGCGAAAAAGCTGCAGCCAATGATGCTGATCTGTTGGATAAGATTGCCAAAGAAAAGGCAAGTGCGCTCAAACGCATCGCCAGCTTGCAACAAGTACAGGTCGGTAATCCTTACGCATACCTTGGACGCTACGGAAACTATGTAGTGGTCGCCAAGTCACCTGAGTTTATTGCATACGAAAAAGCTGCTTCAGGAACAGAAAGCCGCACCAAAGATAACTCAATCATTGGTGACCCACAGCAGGCCAAAAACTGGTTGCAAGACCACATCTCAGACCCCAACCATTACGTTGTGGAATTTGCTGAGACACAAGCTGAAGCGGATGAAATTGCTGCTCAACTGGGCGCAACTGGTCAATATGATGTGCAACCCGAAGACGCTGCGGAAAAAGAAGCTCATGCGTCTTACGCAGGTGGTGCTGATTTAATGTATGGTCTGTCTCGCTTGCGCGGCATGGCTGAGCGCGGTGGTGAGGATACTAATCCTGCTTTGACCAAAGCTATTGGTGATCTGTATCTAATGGTTGTGGCTGAGTCCAGTGCCCGTCAACGTAAGAATGTGGCTGGTGCTTCTAAGAACATGATGCGCAACTTGGCTACCAGTGGCCGTGCCGATGCACACTTCTTGGCTTCCATGGCAAGTAACGATGCCATCTCTGATTCATTAGAGTCAATGCGTGTCGAAGCTCAGAAGAATTTGAAAGAAGCACGCCCCCTGTACAACGAGTTGTATGCCCGCAATGCGCTCAGTATGGATTACAAACCAGTCAGCGACTTGGTAACTGCCTTAACACGCATGACAAGTCTGTGGACTTTGTCCACTAACCCAGCGTTCTATCTCCAGCAGATGGTGCAGACCATGGTGCTTTCTCAGCCATACATGGCAGGACGTCTTGGTTACTTCCGTACAGGTCGTGCGCTTAAGCGTGCCTACAGCGATATTGCCCCATTGACCAAAGACATTGGGATTGAAGGCCACATTGACTTTAACCAAGCTCCCTCTGATGTGCGCAATATGCTCAACACATTGGTTGGCATGGGTAAGATCGACATTGGTATTGAGACAGACATCAAGGCACGCACAGAAGAACGCGGTCCCTTCGAGGTAGCCATGGCTAAACTCAAAGGTGTCAATACACGTATTGAGTCAATCAATCGTGCTGCCGCTGCCGTAGCTGCTTATCGTGGATACCTTGAGCGTTATAAGAACGGTGATACGGCTGCTGCTACCAAGTACGCTGCTGAAGTTATTGACAATACTCACGGTTCATACACTTCCACAAGTGCGCCTCGCATACTGCAAGGAAACACAGCTTCTTTATTGGGGCAATTCAAACGCTTCCAAATTATTCAGTTGTCCATGTTGATTAAGTTGATTAACAACTCATTCCGTGGCGCAAGTAAAGAAGAAAGAGCTGTAGCGTTTGCTTCATTGAAATTCATTGTTGCGCACATGGCAGTTCTTGGCGGTGCTTTGGGCGTGCCGTTTGTTTCACAGATTGCTTGGCTTGCATCGAAAGCGTTTGGTGACCCCGATGAACCCGATGATTACGAGTACAAACTACGTCGCATGATAGGTGACGGCCCTGCCGCTGACCTGTTGCTTCGCGGTGTGCCTGCTTATTTTGGTTTGGAGTCTTTGGGCAAGAAGCTGTCCATGGAAAACGTTGCGTCTCCATTCGGTCCATTCGTTGAACCTGACTTGGCTTCCCGCTCCGGTGCTGAGAAGATGTTGGTGGGTATGATGGGCCCAGCCGCAAGTATGGGGCTGAAGTTTGCAGATGCATTGGATTTGATTTCCAAAGGCAATTACTACAAGGGCCTAGAGATGGCGATGCCTAATGGCGTAGCCAATGTGATGAAAGCATATCGTTTCCCAACCCAAGGGATTACGATGCGCAATGGGGATTTGGTGATGAGTCCTGATGAAGTCAGCATGATTGATGCTGGTTTCCAACTGGTTGGTCTCCCCACTTCGACCGTTACAGACAGACAATTCACTCAGAAAGTGGTTGCCGAGTTTGACAAGTTCTATGCAGAACGTGCCAAAGATATTAAAGCAAGTTATGTTGAAAGCTCTCGAGCAAGTGACTCAGCAGCAATGGCTGAAGCACGAGATGACTGGCAGAAGTTGCAAGAGTCGAGAGTTAGGAACGGATACAAGCGTCAGGGAATGTCTGAGTTGTTCCGTGCACCAGCCGAAGCGCGTAAGCGTGAACGTGGTGTTGTTGGTGGTGTAGAAACCACTAAATCGAATCGTAGGTTTGTTGAGTCACAAGTTAACCAATAAAGGAATACGTATGGCTAAGTCACCAGCATGGCAACGCAAAGAAGGTAAGAACCCTGAAGGCGGATTAAACGCCAAAGGTCGTGCATCTTACAACAAAGCAAACCCCGGCAAGCCCGGACTGAAACCGCCTGCTCCTCATCCCAAGACTGAGAAAGACGCTAATCGCCGTGCATCTTTTTGTGCTCGAATGTCAGGCATGCCCGGCCCTATGAAGGATGAAAAAGGTAAGCCAACTAGAAAAGCGTTATCATTGAAAGCATGGAACTGCTAACCTGCACTAAATGTAAACTGAGTAAGCCTAGTACACTGGAGTTTTTTCCACCGCATAATAAAAAGCGGAATGGGCTAGACAGCTGGTGTCGGGCATGTAGGTCTATTTATAGAAACGCTAACTGTCGTGGGAAGTTTCGCGCTGTTATCTCTGATGCACAATTGGCAGAAATAAAAGCTACAGTAACAGAATGCGTGATTTGTGGGAGCAATGAACCATTGGTTGTAGACCATGACCACGTAACTGGTAAGGTTCGAGGTATGCTTTGCAATCACTGCAATAGAGGTTTAGGGCATTTTCGAGATGATCCTGAATTGCTTAAATTTGCCGCGCAGTATCTAGAAGAACTTGGTGATAAAAAAACCCCCTAGTTTTTAGGCTAGGGGGTAAATCCAACTTAGGAGAGCAAAACACACTAACAAAGGGCAACCTCAATTAGTGAGCAGATGATACTGCACTTTCCTCAGTTTGTACAAGTGTTACTGGACCACTGGTATTTTCTACAGCACCTTCCATGGCTGAGAAGTCAAACGCATAGCAAGTACAGCTACCAGTCGAGTGGGCTGTCCCCCTACCAATATTGAACTTTTCCTGCCAAGGAATAATCCAACCGTGCTTGACAGCGCATTTGACAAGTTCTTTGGGCTCCATCCGGTTCTTGGCACACCACTCGCCAAATTCTTTTTTGGCTAAGAACAGCTTACCGATGTACTTGTCTTTGCCCTTGGTCGTCTGATTACCAATAATGCGTCGACCTGCGGGTGCACCAACGATTCTTGAGATTGAATCTTCAGGGCCACGAGCGTCTGTACGAATGTCACGGTACTCTGCTGTCACTATGATGCGGTTGGACAAGTCGCGGATCATGCGGTTCAGAGCGTCCTCAGGGGTTGTCATGTTGCCAGTGGTAACCGCTTGACTCATATCTACCATCAGTCGCTTGGTAAAAGCAACAAGCATGTCGTAGTCAAATTCCACAATCTTCAAGTCAATCAGGATGCGAGCTGCTGCCAGTGTTGCAGTGGCATGGCTACGCCAAAACCTGTATTCACTCTCTGGCAGGGCAACAGACATTTCAGACTCAATCTTAGACCACAGCTTGGAAACTTCCTCTTGGTGTGTAACCACGTACTTTAAAAACACATCGCCTGCATGACCCCAGTTGTCCCGCATCTGATCAACAGCGGCAGAAACTTCCACAGCGTTTTTGAACACAGGTACACCATAAGTCTCGAAGTTGATGCCGATCATGCGCACACCTTCTGCCTGAGTATTTGCATTATGTGCGGCCAACTTAGAGTGCAAGTCTTCGTTAGCAGTTATACCTACTACAGACTTCCATGTATGCCTTTCAGCTACACTGACCTTGCCACCTGATGATGTAAGACGCACACGATCTGCGCCTTGGGAGACGGTATAGGCCATGCTACTAACTTCAGCCGCATCCAAGTCAGTCAATTCGTCCAACACGATTGGGATGTTTTTGTGTGTACCAATGGTATTCCACCGAGCTTTCTGCGTCACCCCTTCTTTACCACCCACGATCAACTGGTTGGCATCAGCAAAGCCATACAGCGCGGCACGCCATACAGTCGTTTTACCTTTACCCGAGTGGCCTGAGTTAACAGCGACCAATACACCGTTGTAGCTGTCTTCACCAAATGGCGTCAGGATTGAACCGTAGACATTGCAGAAAACATACTGAGCGGCTTCACTGCTCTCACGGTTGTAGACAAAATTAACAGCGTCGGAATACGCTTTAAGTGACCCACGAGGCGCAGGATAAACATTCTTATACGCAGAAGCCCCGCCACCTACATACACATGGCGAACTGAACCATCAGTGTGATACAGCCTGTCACCTAGTAAAAACCCTGACATGTTGTCACGCCAACCAAATGAAGTCAGTGTGTCCACCTCCCTCTGCTCGGTCATCAGCTTGGTAATTGAGTCACGAATATACGCAGTCAAATGCATCGTTGCATCCTTATTATTTGAAGGCATAAGTTCATACTTGGACATGGCCTTGAGTAAATCAGCCGATGAAGCAATGGATGCTGTGTCCACCTCAAATTCCCTGATTCGCTTGTCCGGCAAGTGCATACGAATGGTAAACGCATACGCACCGTCAGCCTTACGAATACGCTGAATAGGATAGAACAACTGGTAGCAGAATGTAAAGGGCTGGTTTACACCATCCTTGTCCTTGATGAAACGAATCATCCGGTTATTCTGAAACTCATAGTTCTCAGGCAGTGGGGGCACAATGGTCTCTACGACTTCGTCATCATCCACAACTTCCATGACCTGTTCAACAGGCTCAGGGATAACCCTACCTAAAACCATGGGGGTATTGATTTTCCCACGGTGAGGGCAACCAACACAGCCTGCAGGATTATCAGTTTCAAATCTGTCACAGGTAGTGGAACCTGCGTTCCATGTCTCGTATCGTGTGGTTACGTCAACATTAGAATGTTTAGCAGAACGGTTTTCACTCCACTCATGCGCAAGGTCAATGCCTTCAACACAGTGTCTAATAATCCCAATGACGTTAAACCATGTGTGGTATTCAACATCGCCCTTGGTATCCCGCATGATTCTTACCTGTTGGCAGTGGTCAGCAATCAACCGAGCAGAAGTCTCGTACTGTGGCCCATCGTATGGTGTGATCAAGTCATCATTTAAACCAGGCGCTGATGATTGCTTTGGTACATGAGCTTGGAGGGCCTTCACTGCGCGTGAGACTGTGGCTGCAAATTCTTGTGGCTCAACAAATGTGGGTTGAGTTTTGACCTTGACTTCACGGACTTCACGTCCGGCTTTGCGATTATGTGAACCTAGGTCGTAGGATAGAAGACAAGTCAGCAGTTCGGGTTGGGTCAACCAACAGTCCAGCGGCATTGAGTGCGGCTTTGAATTCGTTGGCAATGGTTCGCCAACTGTTAGGGCCAATGGGTTTAGTCAAAGGCCAGTAGCAATGTAGTCCACCGCCTGAATCAACAAGCATGGGGTTAGGAAACTGGTGTGTCTTACAGAAACCAAGGATGGCTTTGGCGGCTTCTGTTTTATTCAGATAGCCTTTACCTTCAGCCGCTTTGTCTTCACCGCAGTCGATATCAATCCAAAATGACTTGGCTTTATGCCAGTTCTGTGCGCCTCGGTATTTGGTTTTGGTTACGCCATTGACCTCAGCTTCGTAGCTTGCCGCCTTATAGGAACAGCATGCGTGGTAGACAATCAGGTTGCTTTGTGCATCATAAGATTCGATGGCTTTCGCCATGAGTTCAAGAGACTCATAGGCTTTGTGGGCAATACCATCGCGTCCAACACGTCCCAACCCTACGAACTTAAACCCCTCCTCAGGAAGGATTGTTTGCAGGAACTTGAGAGTGTCCATGGATTACACCCCTGTAATGATGCGTTTGTCTTGGGCTTCGGCCCCGATCTTGATGGTCTTGCCAATATGGGCAACAGCCACATTGAGAAGCTCACTTGCTTGGATTTGTGTCTCAGCGGCTTCAACAATGATGCGGCCCACTAACTCAGACAACCCAAGGATAACTTCACCATGATTGAAACCTTTGTCGTTCAAGGCCGCGTTAGCTTCCAAAACAACACCGACAACTTTTCTCTGATCTATTTGATATGACATATGTATTCCTGAAACAAAAGGGTGAGGGTACTAACCGCTCGTCCGCAAGCTAAGTTGCACGGCTTTCCCCTCGTTAATTAGTCGTCGAAGTTCAGGTCGTCTAGGTTCAGATCGACTTCGGGTTCTGTAACCGCAACTGGCTTGGGTTCAGGTTTTGGCTCAGCCTTGGGTTTTGGTTTGGCTTCGGCCTTTGGCTTCTCAACCACTGGAGCAGGAGCTTCAATGACTGGCAGTTCATCAGCCTCGGTATGTGTACCGACAGTACCCAAGATGCTATGCACAACTTCGCTGTCCATGGCAGACTGCACTTCTTGGAACATGGCATCAGGCAACAGACCAACAGCTTTAAATGTCAGTTTAGGTGTAGCTTCTTCCATAACAAAGCCCACCTTGGTCACGACTGCACTGTAAGGTACACCGCGTTTAGCCAATCCACTGCCGTATTCGCTCAGTGCTTTGATGGATGCAGGGGGTACACGAATCAGGTATGGGTCATTGATGAGGCCAGGGGCTGCAATCGCCATACGCTTGGAATCCTGACATGCCTTGCCCTTGCCACCGTTGTCACCAATCTTGCTACCCCATTGGTTATGTGGGCAAGTTGCGCAAGATTTGGACTGGGGTTTGTCCACGCTTGAATCGGGTTTAGTGCCTTCATTGCTGAAGCAATCAGGCTTTTGGTTCTCGGCCTTCTCGTCGTAACCTTTGGCGTAGTACACCTTGGACAAGCCTTTGTTGGCTTTGATCAAGACCACCTCAATCGCAGTTGCCGCGCTGTCAGGGTCTTTAGGGTTCATCATGGTTGTACGCTCACCACCACGTACGATGGTAAACACCTTGCCTTTGATAGAGATAACTGGGAAGCCTGTATTGGCTGCTGCCAAGTCAGAGTTCAAGTCCTCAACGTTTACGTTCTTTAAGTATGCAGGCAGGTTGCCAGATTCAAATGGAATGATATCGCTCATGTGTTTTCTCCGGTTAAAAATTATGATCTACGAACGTTGATGGTTCGTTCTACACGCCAGTCAATGCCGGGGGGCAGTGTCTCGTGTTCGTCTTTATATTGCTCGACAGCGGATTGCGCCACACGTTTTTGCAACATATGCCATGCGTTGTTTTCTTTACAGAAAGTCATGAACGCATCGGGGTCTGCAATGGATGCAGTTGTCTTTGAAGAAGTGTATGCCGTGCCAAATTCCGTGCGTACAGAATCCATGCCTGTGGTCTCAAATGTCTTGAGCAGGGCGGCTTCAATCTTGTCTAGTACTTCATCGACCTTGGCTATTTTGCCATCATACTCAGCTTTGATCTGAGCTTTTTTGTCGCGTATTTCTACGTATTTTGCTACCAGTTCTGATATTTTCATATTTATCCTAAGGGGGTGTTAGCTTACTCCTGTTTGTGGGGTTTGTGTTAAGTGTTTTCACTCATCTGATTCAATTCCTTTCTGATATGTTTGAAATGCTATGCCGTTCTTAGCGCTTCCTACTTTCGTGTCTTTACGCCAAAAACGTTTGCCCAACTTACTGGTTACCCAATGCCCGCGTCTGTCGTGCAGTCGAGGTGAAGCATGTGTTCCACCTTTGGGTTCGCTTATGTAGCGTGGCGCGTCTAGGTTCACGGTTGTCCATGTAAATAATGGGCGCTTACCTTTTGACTGCCTTCTAGCATTAGTAGGATTTGGGGTTGCGGTATATATAATTCCCCCGCGCTTACTAATCTCATGAATCACTTTACCGGCACACATTGCGTATGTCCCTACTATTTTTGCTAATTCTTCAGGGCATTTGTCAATAAAGCCAGACCCGTCTGTGGTATCGTACAAAAGCTGTGGTAGCACATACACTCTACCTTCAGCCCGCAAGCAGGTATCAAACTGAATAATATTCTTTGCCTGTACCAGGCAGAAACAATACTCATATTTAACACTTCTACCAACTATAGCCACATTAGGAAATGGTAACTGCATCCCGAGCATGTCTTTCTTAGTGAAACTATCTGGGACAATGTCATGTGTACCATTTAAAATAACTTTGCTGTTATAGACACTTGCTCTTTTACTTTCAGACAAATATTTGTCTGCAATCTCTAACCACGCCGCAACATCAGGGCTCATCATTTTCAATCCCTTTCATGATTTCAAGTAATGCACCTTGCAGTTTCTGCTTGGTGCGTAGGCGGGTGTAAATGCGTCTTTCAATATCTGAACAAGCAATGTGAGCAATCACTGTCGTTCTAGTCTGCCCAGGTCTTCGCACTCGTGCGCAAGCCTGTTCATAGATATCGTTGCTGTGGATAGGAGCGAACCAAATGATGTTGGTTGCCGCTGTTAGTGTCAGGCCATGAGACATGGTTGCAGGGTTTGCCACCAGTACCCTAAGGTCTGTGCCGTTTTGGAATTCACCAAATATCCTGTCTCGCTCGGCCTTGCCAACGCCACCATGGACAGCCGCAACTGACCACTCT